TTCGATTGTCGCGGTTTGAGGCGGAGTGACTTTTGATGTATCAGGTATTGATGGAGTTTCAGGGGTCTCTGCTGGGGGTACTTTAGGGACTGGTGCTGTTTGTTCTATGACCATGTTCTCCGGTTCGTACTGAATCGGATCGAACGAAGGAGTATTGGCGTCACAAAATATTCTTACACCATCAGGATCGTCTTCCATAATCTTATCACTACCACCCTCATGTGCTTCTACACATCCAGGAATATTGATAATAGGAACGCCAATGAATTCTGTTATTGGTGCGACCGGTGGTATCGCTATAGGAGGACTACTTGTCAACCACTCTGGAATACTAGGTATACTCAGGTTAGTCGTATTTATATCAATCTCGGGAATTTCTTGTGACATTTAATTTAGTGGTGCCATTGCTCCCATCATCTAATTCAGCAAATGCCATTCTTAATATGTATATGACTACAAACAATGCACCTGCAACTGCAAGTATGACACAGATAATCACTGACCACACAGGGTCGTTAGCATTATCTAGAGGACGTAATAATAAATTCATCATTCATCATTTATAGATTTAATCCAGAGAGAAAGTTTCATCACTGCAAGGATTAAAGTGAGTGGTATTAGTAGACCAAATACAATAAACAAACTCATTTGCGAAATGGCTCCCAATGTTCCCATCCGTGTTTATGAACTGCCCACATTCCTAGAATAGGAACGAAGACCAGGCACCATGCCATGAATCCTAAAGCGTATGGGTTGTTTAGTACAACACCACAAAACCTAGCAAAGTTTAGTATCATTAGATTCGTTACCTTTAATGCTACAGGTTAATTTACAATCCTCTCCTTGATATTCACTATCAGGAATAAAGATATCTCCACCACATACAGCACTTCTACACACTTGTCTAGATGAGTTTATTTTAATGTGCTGCTTATCCATAAGTCTCTAAAATAAAAATCTACTTTAGTAAGGCTATCTAATGGTGGTTCTAAATTTGATTCTGCCCATAGTATACAAAATCTATGGACACTATCATTCGATTGGACATATTTGACTCCATGCATTCTAGCAAAAGACGACATGGCGAAGTCATAAGAATTCTTTAATTCTGGTTTAGTGCGCTGTGCCATTTCCATCATATTTGTCACTTTCATAGTAAAAATTTTCGCCTCTATAAAATCCAAAAATTATAGTAAGAAGAATAAATGGAATTGATACCCAGAGTAAGACGTGTGCTAGAGTCATTCGACATTACCTGGTGATAGTGATTGGAAAATTTTAGAACAAGCATCAATAGCAACATGTGCTCCATATACCCCAGAGAAAATATACAAGATACCTAACTTAGAACAATACAGTTCCAGTTCCTGACATGTTCTTATGTCAGTGGTACTGTAATCAATAACAATATCACCCTCCTCAAGTAATGGTAGCAACTCATCAAATGTGTCTTCTACCTTTTCCTCTGGGAGTGTGATCTGAAAGATACCAGGAACTTTACCTGCACTAGTGTATCTAAGACCATCAGATTTAACTGCTTGGACAAGATACTCTAGTGAGGTTACACATCCACTAATATATCCTGCTTCATATTGTCCACAGGCATTCTCATAGTTGGTGCTACTGTAACCCCAGACTTCAATTCCCTTTGCAAGCATACGGCGAGCCATACCTTCACCAGTACGACCTAAACCAATAACTCCAACTTTCATTTTAATTAATTCAATTTACGTGAACTACGCCAGTCATACCTGCGCCCTGGTGGGGACCACAGAAGAAGTTATAGTCTCCTACATCAGCAAACACAACGTCTTGTGATTCTCCTGGAGCAAACAATAGTGCTTCTCTAGACAGGTCAGGACGTGCCTCAACAATAATATTGTGAGGAGGTAGTGATTCATTCATAAAATGAACTGTATCACCCGCAGAGATTGTGATGTCATTGGGTTCAAATACTAGATTGCCACCAGCACCCATCGTTACATCCACTGCCCATGCAGGTAAAGCAAGGAACAATGAAGCGAATAGACAAATTAATAGCCTCATGGCTTTTCCGTGACTAATTTATCTAGTATACCAGGTTTTATCTACTATTGTTTTTGTGTGATATTCAGAACAATATACAGTTACAATCCAGTCTCTTCGGGAAGACAACCTTTCATCTGCATAGCAAGATCTCCACCCACTTCGCCTGCTTTATCTGCTACAAACAGTGTAACAAATCCACCTAAGACTGGTCCTACGTATGGTATACCTACAAACCATGGCGCTGCTGCTGCTCCTAGACTAGCGCCTACAACCCTTCCTTGAGACTCTCCACCACCTGCCGCCTTGATACACTCTAGAGTCTCGGCACTCATCTTTTTTCCCTCTTGTCCTCCTTCTACACCACGTTCGGTGACGATTCGTACATCACTTCTACCACCTATACCAAAGAATCCATTACGTGTCTCTACATCCCGTGTAGAAACCATTGTCTTTGGATCGTTAGACGAGTATTTTATTTCATATCCATCTCTACCAGCTCTTACACTGTAAGAAGTGTACTCACTGACCGGTAGATTAATTTGTGGTAATTGACCGTTCTTAACTAACAGTCCGATTGTTCCAATATGTGCCACACCCACTAATGTACCTAGACTAAGTGCGAACCATTTCATTGTTTTAGATTGTAGGTTTTACAGGAGGTTCCCCGTCACGAGTTTTAATAACAAGGGGTGCTTGCTCAATACGAATAGTTTGGGCAGGTGCAGTTTCTTTTGCTGCTGCAATCAATCTTTCCATGTCGGCTTTACTAATGCCGACATTACTACCCCCACCTTCCCCAGCTTTCTTTGCTGCCTGGACGCCAAAAGTCGCGAGCACCCCAGTAAAGACACTCGCGATAAAAGTTGGATCAAGTTTTTGCTCGGGGATTCCGAGTGCAGGGGGGAGTTTGATGTATGCCAGTGTTAGTATTCCGCCGCTCCAAACAAGGATGCCAAGGCGGACAAAGGTAGAAAGAATAGCAAGTTGTTCTTCCTTATCGTCTGCTGCTTCTTTCAGTTTACCAAGAATACCTTTCTTCTTAGGATCTTCCTTCTTGACTTCTTCTGGCATTGATGATCGGCAAGTCTCTTTTATTTATCTAAAAGATACTGTTTTTCATTTTCGTATATATTACGCTGACCCGTCTTAAGTTCCCATGCATATACTAGGTCAGGAATTAACCACTGATCCACACGAACACAATGCTCCCAGTTGATAGGGTGAGCACAACTCACCACTACAACAGTAAAGAATGCCTTAGCATGGATCCAGATAGTAAACATTACTCTTTAATATAACCGTTTTCAACCAAGTATTTACGAGTCAATGGTGTTGGATCATATTCGGTCCACATCTGACCAGCAGCACAAGCATTCAATGCATTCATAGTCATGTGTTCAGTTTTACCTGCCCACATTGCTTCCTTCTCCCACGGAATTGCTCCTGGTTGCATTGCATATGTTCTACGTGTCATCTCTTGCCACATCTCAGGGACAGCATCTTCGGGTAAGATAATAGCAATCAAACTATTATCAATCGTTCCTGCCATACAATCCTGTGCAGCGTGCCATCCTTCATGACGCATGACACTCATGAGCACATGAGGGCGACCCATAAATGTCTTGTTCAAAAAGAAGTTATTACTTACAGTATGATAGACACCACGATTTCCTACTGGAAAATACTTTTCATCAGCAAGATATACACCTACACCAACTTCACTTAGTGAAGCGAGCATATGATTAAACTCTTGTGCCACTGAAGTAAATGCTTCAGGGTTATCATAATTTGAAGAAACATCTAACAAAGAATTTACTTCAGTCACATCATCGGTGCATTCCTGAAGAAGCATACATCCCATAGAATGATTGGTATAGTAATCATCCTTTCCAATAGGATCTGCCATTACAGGGGCAGCAAGACATGCTGCCATCAAAGCCATAATAATTTTTTTCATATTAGAAAGGTAGAGCAGACTTACCAAGTTCAGGAATAGCACCTCCAGTTGTTCCGGGCATAGAATCGCCCATCAAACCTGGTAGGGAATCAGTGACACCAGCAGTGGCAGCTTCTACAATCTGCTGTTTAATATTCTCTTTGATGGCATCTTGGTTTACATAGACGTATCCGGCAGTGCCTGTGACGGCAGCACCCATACCAAAACCTAGAAGTGCCAATACATTAATTAGTTTTTGCATTTGATAAAGCGTAAGAACGCTCAAGTGTTAATTTTAGATACTCTTGGAAATAATCCTCGATGTTATCTGTTGTTTTGTTGCCTTGACTTACCCAGTGATGACAGAACTCGTAGACAATTCTACAATAATCATTTAAATAATGTGACAGTGCTCTAAAGACTGCTGCTCTAAGAAGCATACGTTCTTCTGAGTAACGCCAATCATCCATGTCTTTGGGATCTAATAAAGTTTTCCGCGTCCAGGACAACCAGGGGTCTCTTTCCATTTTTCTTCATAATAAGAATCGGTTCATAGTCCCCAGAGTTAGCACATGCCTGGTCATAAGAATCCCAGACATTCAACTTCTCCTGGTTTTTACATTCTACCGAAAAAGGGAACTTTTGTCTAGCGTCTCGTGCCATGATGAGGTCTTCACCACCGGCACCCATAGACCTAGACTCAATATCTTCCGGGTGGACGTTCCTGTGTTCAATAAGTTTGTCACGAACCCATTGCTGTAAACGTCTACCCTTTGCTTTGGCAGACTGTGGACGCATTAAAGTTTATCTTTTACCTTATGTATAACATTTTCTGCTATCTGTTTATGACCTAGGATGCTAGGATGCCCATCGTTTAGTATTATATTAAAGTTTTCTTTATTAAAATTATAATCGTATCTTATATGACTGTAATTAGTAAGAGCACTAATAAAAAAAGGTTTTCCTATAAGTTCTAAGTGAGATTTTATGGAATTGTAAGCAACCAATTCCTTTGTCATAGAATCCTTAACGCTCAGGATATGAGTAGCACGATAAGTTTTCCAATCATGATACTCTCGCCCATAACGACGACGCTCCTTCTCCATTCTCAATGTGTCACGATACGGAATACCAGGGTCAACCACCCATTTATTGTACTTCTCACTCCACCATTCATGCCTAAAAGAATAAGTTAGTTGTATAAAAATACAATCATACTCCTCAAAGTTACGATCTTCAGCAAAAAATTGTCTCAGGATTCTATCATTCGAAGCACCGCTTCTTGATATATTGATTTCTTCAGCACCAAAGTGATCACAGACCAATTTTGACCAGCGATATTTGGTTGGGTCAAGGTCAAGTATCTTATCTAATCCACCACCATAAGTGAAGGAGTCACCATCAAAGTAAAACTTCATTATCTTTGATTTTATTGATAAAAATTTCAGCAATCTGTTCGTGACCTAGAACAGAAGGATGCCCATCATTGGGTATTCTATCAAATTTTGCCTTATTAAAATTGACATCATAATCAATATGATTGTAATTACTAAGAGTGCTCATCAAAAAAGGTTTACCAATTAGTTTTAGATATGATACGATAGAATTATAAGCGACAAGTTCTTTCGACATCCCGTGCTTGTGCGAGTATAACTCTGCTTGATAATAAGTTAACCAATCGTTGTACTCAGAACCAAAGTGCTTATCATAGTCCTTCATTCGACCAGCTCTTTTAAAGTCTTTGATCAAAGTATGCCTGAACCACCTATTGAACTTGTCGCTCCAAAATTCTCCTCTACACGGATAGGTTAGTTGTATGAAAATATAATCACAATCCTTCACTAGATCAAAATTCTCAGCAAAAAGGTGCCTCAGAACTCTATCGTTCGGGGCACCTCTAGAGGATACATTTATTTCTTCGGCACCAAAATGGTCCGAAACTAATTTAGACCAACGAACTTGCGTAGGATCAATACCACATTTACTTCGTAGTCCACCACCATAAGTGAAGGAGTCACCATCAAAATAAAATTTCATTCAATACCTTTGATCTTCTTCCACTTGTGAAACATCGCTTGAAGATGCCAAGACTGTGCCAAACTATTGGCACCCTCCCGCAATCTACGAATGTCGTCGGGATCAGTTGTATACTGTTCGTAATCT